AGCTTGTAGGTCACCAGAACCATCAAGATTTACGAATGGGTTAGATACTAAACCATAACGTGTCTTGAAGCCAATTTTTGGTTGGAATGTACCTGGATCAACTGCACGTACTAATTGTAATGGTACGTATGGGCAGTAGAATAAACCAGCATCAAATGCTGAAGTACCTTTGTAGCCAACTGTAAAGAATTGTGAAGCACCTTGGTTTGCTGAATATGGATCAACATAAACTTTATATTTACCATTTAATACACCAGCAAATATTGTAGAAGCTTCATCAACATTTAAGTTTGTGTTTAATGCAGGAGCATAGTCAAGTACGCCAGCCATTGCTAAAGCAGATGCAACATCTGATGAGCAAAGGATGAAGTTACCACGACCACGTCTGGTTTGTTGAGCAATCGCATTAGCTTCACGTTCGATTTGGAACAATAAGCCTTTGAATTTTTCAACTGACCAACGACCGTTAGAGTCAACGTCTAAGTCGAATGTACCTTGAGTAGCTGTACCAACTTGAGCACCTTGTTTAGCTGTTGTGTAAACAGTTCTAACAACTTCACGGTTGATTTCAGCAAGGATTTCGTTTGAAAGAATGTTAGATAACTCACCTTCAGCGTCAAGACCATGAACTGATTTAAGATCTTGAGCTAATTCGATTGAGTATTCAGCTTTAAGAGCACGTGTCTTAGCTGTAACTGATGTTCTTTCAATTGAGAAAGCCATTTCACCGAAGTCAGGACCAGAACCGTCGCCTAAAGCTTCAGCAGCTGCTGTTGTCATACCAGTACCTGTTGTGTATGTACCATCAACTGGGTTATTACCAGCAGCAGTACCTGTACCAGCAAAGTCTGTGTCAGCTTCATTAAATAAAGCTTCAGCACCAGCTTGGTTTGTGTAACGTGATTTCATTGCAAAGATAAGGCCTGTAGGTTGTGTCATTGGTTGAACACCAGCGATATCATATGCAATCATTTGTGGCATAGCACGACGTACTAAAGAGATAAGTACTGGATCTAAACCAGCAACGTTATCAGTTGTAGCACCAGCGTGACCTAAAGCTAAACCTGCACCACCTGAGTTAGTTGGAACAGCTTCGTTTAGAATGCCGGCTTGTTTTTGCATTTCAATTTCTTGGTTTTCCAAGAGAACAGCAGTAACCTCTTTACGGTGTTGGTCTTTAATTGGATCTAAACCTTCCGCTTCAAGGATTGGCTGCCATTTTTTCATTAAATCTTGACGATTAGCCATTTTATTTTTCCTTATTAATAAGTTTGTTTATTTTTGATAGCGTTTAAGTAACGTGCCATTTGAGGATCAACTGGTTTTGCATCTTCAGTTAATTCTTCAACTGGTGAATCTGTTACAACGCTTTCAACGTTTGTTGATGTTTTACCGTTGAAATAATTTTCACGGATAGTCTGTACTTTCTTCTCGAAAGTTTCTGAATCTTCAAAAGCTAATTCTTCAGCTAAGCCTAAGAATTTTTCTTTTTCTGTTTCAGTCATATCTGCAGATGCTGCTTTAACGATTTCGTCACGTTTGCTTTCATTGATAACTTTATTAAGTTCAACGTTAGCTGCAACTTGTTCGTCTAATTTAGCTTTTAATTCTGCTGTTTCTTCTTCTAAAGCACCTAACACATCAAATTTTTCCTCTGGAATATCGATATAGTGCTCTTCGAATAGGCCTTTAAGACCTCCAACAAAGCCTTCAAGAATTTCAGACTTCATACCATGTTCAAGGGCTATTTCATTCTGTGTAATCCACTGCTCAACTACGTAGTTGAGGTATCCATCAACTTTTTCAACTAATCCCTCTTTACTTTCGGCTACAGCTTCTTCAAGCTTAGCTTCAAATTCTTCTTCAAGCTTAGCAACTTCTTGCTTAACTCTTGAAACAATCGCTGCTTCAAAAATTGTTGTTGCTTTAGCTTTAAATTCTTCAGAAAGATCTTCACCGTTAACTAATGCATCAACGTCTTCTTGTACGTCAACGATCATTTCGTCTTCAGCTTCAACTTCTTCTTTCTTGCATGATGATTCTTTTTTAACTTTGACTTCGTCTTCATCATCTTCGTCGTCATCGTCATCATCACAATCTTTTTCTTCTTTAACTGCTTTAGCTTTATCACCTTGAGGGTTTTTATCTACAGCATTTTTCTTGTTGTTTGCTTCGTCTTCTTTCTTAGAAGCTTTGAGTTCTTCCTCATTCACTTCTTCGACTTCTTCAGCAACAACGTCTTCTGCTTGATCCTCTAGGATGTCTTCAGCCGCTTCAACTTCAGTTTCGTCTAATTTAGACTCCGCTAAGATTTCAGCAATCTTTTGTTCGATAGACATATGTATCTCCTAAAATTTAATTATCTTTATAAGATATTAAT